TCCAGGACGGGATCGAACCGCCGACCTCCCATGTATAAGATGGGCACTCTAACCACTGAGTTACTGGACATATCAACTCTTTTAAATTGATATATCCATTAAGATTGTCTCTCCAGACTGGGCAAATTGATATCTACATTAAGAGTCTAATACTCTAAGCCAATTGAGTTAGCCAGGCTATCAACTTATTTAAATTGATAGCTTAGATAAGACAGAATTTTATAGTCTATAATAGAAAGTTTAGTGGTAGCAATGGAATACGAACCCACGAAGCATTATGCAAACGAGCTTAAATACTACCAGCAATGTTTTTTTAATTATATATATTTTCTTGTTTTTAAATTATTTTATTTTTTTTATTTTAAACTTGATTTATATTTTATTTATGCAACTGCACGTCGTCCACGACTCTTTGGCTTTGTTACGACCACAGGTTCTGACTCATCTTCAAAGTCGTCGTCTTCTTGAACATCATCAAGTTCATCCTCTTCCTTTTGTTCTACGTCAGAAACTTCCTTAAGTGGTTCGGACTCTAAGTCTTCTTGTTCCTCTTCTACTACATCCTCTTCAACTGGTTCGTCATCAATCATGGCATAACCAGTAATAGTTTGTTGATTACGAGCAACCTTTGCTTGAACCAGCTTCCACTTAGCAGATACCTTTGTAGTAATAGTAAGATATACTAGTTCAAGAACTGCAACTACTTGACTTCCCTTCGGAACGATTGATTCAAAGTTATCTTCATTCATTTCTAGAAGATTCTTTGAATCATCAAAGATAAGAACGGGAGTCGCGGGTTTCTTGTATGATAGGAAACGTCCTGTGAAATCATCGCCCTTACGTTCACGGTCAAGCTTGGCACGTACACGAGAAGGATAGTCAAGAACATTTCCCTCCTTGTCCATTGCAACTCGCACGGTTGAAGAATAGAACGCATTTTCAACTAATTCCATACTCAACTTGGGCTTACCAAGCCATTCCTTCGAATGAGACATAATTTCCTTCTTTACAATTTCATCGAATTGTTCCATCTTTGTATGGAACTCACGAATCTCAGAATTCTTGTCTTCTCCAGCAAAGGACAATTCAAGTTCAAAACTGTCATCCTTATTATCAGTAGCATCCTTCTTACGCCATCGTTTCAATCCATTAGGAACATACATCTTGGGAGTTTGTACCATAACTTTGCCGCCATCATAATTTACAAATATCATTTTACGTCCATGATTATCAATCTTTACATCAGAAAAAGTAAGTTTGGAAAGGTCAAGGTTCACTGCTTTAATAATTGGCATGTTTTCGGTTGATTGTTTAGCTATTGTATATGATAAAATCACCATCATATTAATTTTCATTTTTTTTTTAGTAATAAAAATAAAAAAAAGTATATATTTAATTTATAATAAAAAACTTGTGAGATATTGTGGAAGAGGAGATTGACTTGCGAGACTCATACCAATTCCAAAACCAGCACCGAAACGAGCACCTTTTGCTACATCATCTGTAAAAATATCAAGGGTAAAGAATGTGAGTGCGGCAACAATGGCTATAATTGTTACTTCACGATAATTTGTACGTCGATTTGGGATAACATATGCAGCAACTGCGACAGCAATACCTTGAATAAAATATTTAATTAAATTATTAATTGTCAACTTGTCCCATATCGTCTGAAATACATTTTGTCCCTCTGTTCCTATATCTTGTAATATATCCATTTTATATTATTTCATAATAAAATAAATTATTGTATTTATTACTTATATATTAGTTTATTTTATTTATTTCGAGTTTTACGTTCAATTTTTAAAAATGTGTTCTTGTTATTTATTTAAAGTTTCGTCAATATAGTACATATTAAGATGAATCAAGACACTAAATTAAGTCTTTTAATGCAGAGTTTAACAGAGTTTTATAAAGAACAAAAATATATTGATGAGATTAAAAATATTGTTGACCAAAACAGTGTTATTTCTTTACGTATTTTAGATTGGTTTATCACAAATTATTCTAAAAAGTTTAGAACATTTATTAATAAACAAAATGGCGACGCAATGGATGTTTACATGAACTATAAACTAATGCTTAAGTCCTTCAGTAAAAAGTCATTTGACCCGTTCTGTCGAAAGAATAAGATATATTTCTATTATACGGAAGACAAGTTTATTGAAACGAGTTGTGGCCAATTATGTTTTTTTAGATGGTGTTTTGAAAATGAAATATTACAATATGTAAGGGATAATTTAACCACAATTGAACAGGATATGAAAAATTCATTAAAACAAAAGAGAGGTGAAGTATTATCACCAGACAGTAAAAAACGTCAACCACTATCTATTCCTGCATCAAGAAGTGTATCGAAAACAAATACAAGATACGTACTCAAATTTGATTAAATTTGGTAGTACGTACAACATTATGAATATGAGCAAGATTTACTAAGGAAGAAGGTTATACGTAAAACCTATGACCATCAGATGAATCTACAACATACAACATACAACATTTTTAAGTCACAAAGCTAGTCATTACAATAATAGTATATGAATTTATTTTGTTAAAGTTGTTATAACAAATTTAACAAAGTTATTATATTATCACGTTATTTTAGAAATTCCCATTTTTTCAAATTCTTGTGTATATTGTTTAAGTTTATTAAATGTTTTAAGAATTGTTACCATAGACAAGTCATAAAGTTCAGAAAACATTTTAACATTTATTTCAATATTATTAATATTTAATATGTAATAAAAACAACTTACGCCAATCGATATAGGTGTATGGTCTAATAAAATATCATTATCTTCACATATATGTACAAGTTCTTCTACTTGTTGAATTATATTTTTATGAATCGACAATTGATATTTATCAATGATTGTTTTTACATAATCTATGGGATTTTCTGTTTTATAAAAATGCTGCATAAATTCTTGTGACAATTGTAGTTTATTTGAACTGATTAGCTCCATAATTAATTTGTCTGCTTTTGATATGTATTTCATATTTAAATTTATCTTTTTTGCAAGTTGCATGTATGAATATGTTGTTGATGTACTTTTTGATACATAATATATACAAATAATAATGATACCATCTTTTACCTTTGACCGCTTAGGTCCATCACAACTCTTTTTAATGGCTGACATAACTTGAGATACCAAATTATAGATAGAATTAAGTAAAGATTCGTGTACATTTAATTTATCACATAATTCTTTAATATATTTATTTAATTTGTATTCATTCTTTTCATCGTTTGACCACATCATCCATTCTTGTATTTTTACAATTCGGCTATTTGAATTTGAATTTGGATATGATTTAATTTGAATTGGTTCTTCATATGAATAATTCGAAAATTCTTGATTATTACAAACAACCAAGCCACAATTATTACACATAGCTTCTTGTATTAAAACATCACATTGAGAACAATATAATTGATTTTGAATCATATTTGCGTTTCCTTTTTCATCAATAGATTTTTTTTCATTTGTATTTTTATTTGTGTTACGGCCTGAAGTTTGTTCGTCAAATATAGACCAAATTGCATCTATATCAATATTATGATTCATTTTATTAACATGGTAATTATAAAAAGTTCATTTTTTGATTAATTAATATCTAATCTAATACTAAGTAATATAAATGGAATGTAAGTATATATTTAAAAAAGGACATCGTAAGGGTCAAATGTGCGGTGAAAGGGACTGTCAACTGCATAATTTAACGCCGAGTTTACCGAATTCAAATAAGGTAGTTACTGTAAGCGTAACGATACCTCAATCTGAAAATAATCCGAAAAAGGAATTAGAACAATTAGCCGAAAAGAAAGCAGAAATAGAAAAATCTATAAAAAAACGTATTGTACACGAAGAAAATATAAAACAAAAAATATTAGAATTAGATACATCTATAGAGAACAAAACAAATATTATGAAACAATTCTTAAATATTAAAAAATTAGACATTAATACAACAGAATATTATAAGAATCAACTTTATATTGAACAAGCTATGTTAATTCCATGGAGTAAATCATATAATATTAGGGGGCAAGTGGGTATTAATCATCAATGTTTTCAAAATTTTACATTAGATAATTATATGAATGATAAAATTCTAATTAAAAATTTTATAGAAAATGTAAAAAAAGAGTTGGACGAATCTATCTATGGAATGGAGAACGTTAAAAATGAAATCATTAATTATGTATGTAAATTCATTACAAATCCACATAGTCAAAAAAATAATATTGCATTATATGGTAGTGCAGGTGTATGTAAAACAAAATTTATTAAAATACTATCTAATGCTTTAAATTTACCTTTAAAGATTATATCATTGGGTGGTATGAAAGATTCAAGTTATCTCTTAGGACATAGTCAAACATATCAAGATTCTAAATGTGGAATTATTATTCAAAGTATCATTGAAAGTAAAATTATCAATCCTATTTTATATTTTGACGAATTAGACAAAGTATCTCATAGTGAATATGGCCAAGACATTTACTCTGTACTATCAAATTTGACTGATCCAACCATTAATTCATGTTTTAAAGATAGATACTTTAGTAATTTATCAGTGGACCTATCTAAAGTATTTTATGTATTTACATTTAATGATATATCCAAAATTAACAAGGTGTTATTAGATAGACTTAATGTAATTTATGTCCCTAATCCAAGCAAGCAAGAAAAAGTCATTATTCTTAAAAATTATTGTCTCTCCGATATTAAAAAAAATATTGGAATTCCCCTACATATAGAATTCGATGATGAATGTTTTATATCCATTATCGATTATACTAATAAAAATGTAGACGCTAGAATATCTAGTGGTATTCGCGAATCAGTACGCATCCTGGAAAAAATAATTCTTGAAATAAATAAAGAAATCCTATTAAATTTTTCTGAAAACATCAATGATACCATTTTCATCAATATAGACACATTTAATAACTACTTTTATAAACTTAAAAATCAATTTGTTTTTATCGAAGAAAATGAAGCACCCTATAACATGTATACATAATACTTAGTTTTATATTTAATAAATTATTATATGTTGATTATTAGATATTGATTAGTCATCTAAAATCCACCTTGATTATTAGATGTGATTAGTCATCTAAAATCATAATACGTTGATAAATCTGTGATTTATCTTCTTTTTCAGCATCCATTGGTGTATTTTCCATAAATTTAAGTTGTTTTAAGTTCCAAATTGTTCCAAAATTTCCGTTGTAATACCAAACCTTTGCACATTCAATAATTGTTTTAAACACTTTGCCCTTACACAAGACGTCCTCTAGGTTATTGTCATCAATTAAAATTTTTTCTTTTTTTTCATCAAAAATAACAGAATCAAAGTTACCCTTTGAATCACGTGAAAGTGTGATTTTCATTAATTTTGGAAATGTCTTGTTTTCGCGTAAAATGGGTAAATAATTATTCGATACATCTTCTGCACTTGAAGAAGCATTATTAAATAAATGAAGAGAATTTTGAATCAATTCAATAATCTTTTTATCAAGCGCCTCAAGAGATTCACGGTATTGTACACTTGCATTAGAATTACTCTGATTTAAAGAACAATCGACATAATACGAAGAAAAGTTTGAAAAGTTATTTTGTTTTACTTTAGCACCAAATGGTGTGTATAATTTACCAGTAACAATCTGAAGTGGTTCCTTATTATATAAGATTTTAATATTACGTCCACTTTTTGCAAGTTGAAGTTTTGTTAAATCTAAATCAAACAAATTAACATGAGACATATTTTAACTATTTTCTTTTATAAAAAATGAAATACATATTCAATTTTTATTTAATCAAAGTATTTAAACGCAAATTTGCGTCAAGAGTTTATTTAATCAGACTATTTAAACGTGAATTTGCGTCAAGAGTTTATTTAGACATATTTTAAACGTGAATTTGCGTCAAGAGTTTATTTAGACATATTTTAAACGTGAATTTGCGTCAAGAGTTTATTTAATCAGACTATTTAAACGTGAATTTGCGTCAAGAGTTTATTTAGACATATTTTAAACGTGAATTTGCGTCAAGAGTTTATTTAGACATATTTTAAATATAATTTATTAATTTAATTTCGAGGGTAATAGTAAATATGTCAATACCTAATATAACTGCTAATTTGACAACAAAGGAATTTACGATTAAGGGTGATGGTGTATATGTTAAGACGAATGGTAATCCTGGTTTATTATTAATTCATGCAGAATGGTGTGGACATTGTAAACGTTTTTTACCCACATTTCAATCATTATGTAAAATTTTGAATAAGCGAGGAAATGATTTTCCGTGTATTGCTATTGAGAGTGAAGAATTAAAAAAAGATGGAGGTGTTGTATCAAATGCATTAGATGTACGTGGATATCCTTCACTTAAATTTTTTGACCAATATGGTAAAATTATAAGTGATTATAATGGAAACCGAAGCGAGAAAGATTTATTAAATATGATTTGTCAAGTGTATCATCGTTGCATAGGATACGTTTGAATTTAATTTAATTTTTATTGAAAGATAATAAACATGTTCTTATTATCGCAATATATTCTGAATGCGTCTAATATGTGTAAAACACAACAAATTTTATCTTATTCTATCGCATTGGGACTTATTATATATAGTTCTATTTATCTATATCTTTTGTTTTATAATAATGTTTATTTAAATATTTTTAATAAAGTAGTTATTTATGTTGTTATCGTCGATTTATTACTATTTGCGTTCTATTATTTTAGTTTAGATGACAAAAATGCTTCCACATTAAAATTAATAGATGAACAATCAGATAAGGATTCCGATATTGAATATACTAGTGACGAAGAAGAAGAACAAGAACAAGAACAAGAAC